GCATGTGGTTTTACCCAAGTGTAGGCTTGCCTTAACTTGCGTGTGTAAACTGTAGCATCACCGGGACTTGGGGGTGGGTGGAGGTGCTAACTTGTGTGAGTCCTTTTGGGACTTCGCCTGGCTCTCTGAGTCGTGACGCTTTTGGCGTCGCATTTCACTTCAGAAGGTCGGAACCACCCCGTGACTAGGGTGCTGACGGCTGGATGGTGTGTGCCTTTTGGGCACTTAAGGCAGCTGCTGCCGGATAGCAAAAGCAGCTCTCGATTCTGATCTTGCACTTAGCTTAAGTTCCTAGGTTGTCTAAGCAAGTGGTTCGCATTATCGAGGTAGGTACCAGAGGCTATTTAGCTTCATGACTGTACATGGGTTCCTGAAGGTGGGAGACCACCAGTTATGTCAGTCACCTAGGTAGGGCAGACTAGGTTTGAGTTAGCCAGTCATTGCTCGAGATTATAACTTGCCGAACATAGTCACAAGGACGCGGCCGCCGTAAATCGGTCGCAAAACGCTGGGACTCCGCGACAGGGGTCAAGGGGTAGGGCACACCGACGTGCCACACCCCGCTTGGCGGCACCAGTGTCGCAACCACTGGACCGACTGCCACACAGGGTCAGCGATGAGGCGCATCGCAAGATCTGTTCGCTGTTTGGTCCCCATGATAATGGGGTTGGTCCTCTTCGAATCGATGCCGAGTGGGAGTGTCTTCGATGCCTTGGCATCAAGCACTTTGGAGAAGGCAGATGGTTACCTCATCCCTCCGTCACCTTTGGCAAGGAGGCTGGCTTGGAGTGGCAAACGTGCATGTTTGTGCTCCGGGGTCACAGAGTGGATGTGGGAGACTTCTCAAGTGCTACGATGGTGCTGCAATATCCCGGAACGGCCAAACGGGGTAAAGTGTCACTTGAGCGCTTGGTCTCATTACCTGCAAGAGCCGAATATGGTAGATTGCGGTATTACGCCACCACAGTTGAAGTTGGAAAGCCACACGTCAGGCTGGCCAACACTGGGGGTGGCTCGGGTGGCTTAGATAAGGTGTTTCGAGTTGGAAACTCCTTCTATGCCCTGGCCATATCAACGGTGGGTGAACAGCGGTTGGATTTGGGGCCTGGTTTACAATCAGGTGTCGTATCCGCCATGCTGGAAGTCATCGGCGTACCGTCAGAGCTAGTGGAAGCTTTGTATCCCCGTGCTGCTGGGCGTGAGCGCAATGAGGCCCTGATGAGGGACTTAATGCGGCATGCGCAAGTGGCTGTATCCAAGTGTGACTTGATACCCCCTCGGATGAAGGGTCGTGCTGCAGCCAAATTGGCTGCCATAGCCATGACCCACAATGCTGAGGCGGAGATAGAATCACTAGGTCGCTTAGCCCTAGGCTGTGCGGAACTTAATAAATCACTCACTCAAGCCTTTTCGAATCCTACGGGTTTCTTTGGTTTCGTTATGCGGACCAGGATAACTGTA